AACGAAAATACCCCAACGAAATTACATCACCAAAACCTAACCCAAAACAACCAACCATTTTCTAACCCTCCTTTCTTACACCAATAATACTACCACAAAATCAGACCTACGTCAACCCACCCAAACACGCCACACCAAAACCAACCAAAAAAATTTTGCCCACACTGAACAACGTTCAACAATCACACCAAAACCAACCAAAAAATTTTGCCCACACTGAACAACGTTCAACAATCAACCCAAACCCAACCCAAAACAACCACACCAAACACAACCACACCAAACGAAGCCCAACCAACCACACCCAATCTCACCCACTCACTAAACTACTAAACACATACCACGCAATAACGCACCAACAAACGCAACACAAAACAAACCACACCCAAACAAACCAATTATTCATAACAAAAATACTCCCATAAAAACAGGCAATAAATAAAGCACTATTAATTATAGCTAATATCGGCTATAATGAAAGTGTCAGTTAAGGGAAGGGAAATATGAGTAAGGTTATTGTTGCTATGTTTATTGGAGAAGATGGCTCTATGGGTTTGAGACATGGCAAATTTTATTCGGTAAAAGTTATATCGGGGTATTATAAAGGTAAACAATGTTTATGGGTATATTTTAGAGGTGGCTCATGCCCGTATTATGGCTTTGAGGCATTGCCTAATAATTGGAGTTTGCAACATGACCGCATTCGATAAAGGAGTTATTATGTTTATCTTAAAAGCAACTGCCCAGATCGTAAAAAAAAAAATGGAAAACTCGAGAAGCGCGAAATCTATATTACAGCACCGACCATAGATGAATGTTTCGAGGAGCTGGTAAAATATAAAGAATCAAGCGAACTATATATTACCGTTGAGAAAGTTTATTTAGTTTAATATTGAGAGGATATACTAAAATATGATGCGCAATGTAAAATTCGTGAACGAAAATTTTAAAACGATATGCATTAGTGTAAAAGTCGAGGAGGGTTTTAAAATCGCTGATTCAGTCATCAACAAAGCTCTAATGATCGCCATGAACTACCTCATGGAAAACATGGAAACGGAAGATAAGGAAAGCGCCGAATAAGGCGCTTTTTTATCTCAAGTTCAGAAGCTTGCACATCTTAAAATAATTCTCACGTAAAACGGGGCTTTCGAATCTTACTACCCCATTTAAATATAATCTTTTCAAGGTTCGAATAAACTCGCGTGAGTTTTCAAGCGCTATCATATTCAGATCGTAGTCATCAATAGTAAGCGCAATTACTTGTTTATCGGCTGGCACTTTATCATTAATGAAATAGATAAAACTACTATCATCATACCAACAAGCAAACACATAATCGTTAAACTTAAACCCGTATCTATACGTAGACGTCGAGGGCTTTTTTGCTATAAATTTATCCGTTGCGTTTGTGAACTTATTACCCGTAATATAATCGCCGTACTTAGTGCCATCAGCAATAGCGCCACCGATAGTGTTTAGTGATTCATCTTTGAAACTCTCTGGTGGTACGTAATCAATAAGCAACACAATGTCGGCACCGTCTTTGGTGGTGCCTAGCTTGTATTGAGTGTATCCCTTTTTCGGTTCGTTTTTAATGTGTAAAAACCTGAATAGCGGGTTAACGATATTGCACGAATTCGTAAGCAAGAAAAACGTAACATCTCGCCGCTTACGCGAGATAGTAATAAGTAAAGATAAGATCGCGCCTACTTCGTCAGTCAAATAACCGGGCGGCCTGTTATTTTCTCGCAAATACTCGTCCCAAACGATATACTTCACTTTAGGAAACGGTATGCCTTTATAATCCTGATAACGTGAAGCTATGAGCAGATAACAAAACGTTCTCCATTCAGGTTTCTCTTTATCCTTTGGCCGCTTTGCTATCTGGTATTCTGACCCTACCAGCCTAAAAACATAGTCCTTAAACTCTTTATCGGTTGCAACGTCAGAAAACACATACTTTTTAACGGCCTTTAGCTCAGGTTCATAACGGCGAATATAAACGCACTCCTCGCCGTGCTTAATAAAGCGCTTAACACAATGCTTTAACGTGGTATACGTCTTACCAATTGAGCGCGCACCAGCTACCAATACAATACTTGCATTGTATGAGAGTGCCTTATTTATGTTCCAGTACTTATTCATATCTTAGATATTAACATATCGTCTTACTTGCCAACTGTTCCAATTATAATTGCCAGCGCAATATGCGTTTGCATCTTCGCGTAATTTTGGGCCCTGGCCTGACCCATGTCCGATACATTGGTTATTGCCTATATACATCTCAACGTGTGTTGTATTAGACCCGTAGCCGAAAATAATCAAGTCGGCGGGTTGCATTTTATCTTCTGGTAGATTGCCGCCGCTGCCTGTTGCTATCTGTTGCCCCTGTTCAGCTTGTGCCCCTGTCCAGGTGCCAATTTCAAGACTACATATTTTTTGGTAGCAGTACCAACAGAAGCCACTGCAATCAGTATAACCTGACGTTTCAGGAGATAAACGCCCCGCGCCTTGGCTGTACTGAAACTTTCCTAAACACGACCGCGCAAACTCAACTAATTGTTGCTGGGCTTCCGTCCCCGTAGCTGACCCGCCGCCCGTGTTACCGCCTGTGATTGCTTCGCCCGTGTTATTGAGTGTAGGCTTCCACGTTTGCGGTGAAACAGGTACACAAACAAGCCCGTTTTCAAGGCCATCAGTACCATATATCGTGAGTGTATTATTATAAAGTGTAATATGAGATATAACGTTTGCTAATTCTTGTGTGCCACTATTCTCACCACCCTCACCCGTACCAGCGCCGCCATTTTGGCCAAAATCGGGCGGCATACTCTCACCGTCCCACTCGTTTAAGCGATTATAAACGGTAGTGTATCTGGTGCGGTATTGCCCTAATACGCCATTGTTCAAACAGACTTGATATATTCTTTCAAGCGTTGCACTACCGCCCGCAGTCGCTACCACGTCACCCGCACGGGCGGGTGATTGATGGTACATACTCATAGCAAAGATTAACGGTTTGGGGTTATCTTGTGATAACCCCCAACCTTCAAGCGTAGAAATATACCCTTCGAAGTCTGTTATCGCCTGATTTTCTTGGACTATGTGCGATTCGGTAGAAGCGAAAGCGTTTGATACACTCTCGCCTTCTGTTTGATTTAAGTATCGCGCATTCCAGTATCTACTATTTTGATCGTTGCTCGAAAGTGAACTTTTAAGACTGTCAGCCAACATTTCAAAGTCGGTCGGGCGCTCTGATTGCATACGGTTTAATAATGCAGCGGCACGTGTACCGTACCACTGCATCATACCAATAGTAATCGGGTCGTTGTAATTAACACTTTGCCAGTTCCAATTACTTTCAACCTCGCCTATTACGTACATCGCATAGTAGCATATGGTTCTGGTGTCAGGCATTAAATAACACTTTCGTTTGAGCCGTTATACAATCCAACTATAGCTATTGCGGGTATAGCAAAGGCTTCTACCGTTTGGCAATTTTTCGCGATGTATGGTAATTCTATCTGCATTTTTCCGTTGGCAAGAATTCGCACGTCAAATTGTCCATTATCTGAAACGTAACTAGAAGACGGGTTATAACCACTATATATACCATAATTGGTAAGTAATGTTTCGCTTGCTACGTTTGGAAACGTTGGCAGTGCGTTGCTGGTTATTACCACGTTGTCTTGTCTACTAGTAGTCGAAACGGTAAGCTGTGGAAGCTTTAAAAGTTTAAACATTGTTTTTGATTTGTTAACGGCAACAACAATTTGAGACGAAGCGCTATAAAATGATACGTTACTATTATTAATAACTGCGTTAGTGCTGTTTACCGTGTAAATATCGCTAAAGTCAAACATATCTTTAATGCTTTGATTAATACTTGAAATATTTTGATTAGCGCTCTGCAAACCCGTTTGCAGCGTGCCAATATTACCATTAGCAGTTTCTAGCCCAGATTGTAATGTTGAAATATTACCGTTTGCGGTGCTCATCTGCGATTGAAGCGTAGTAATCTGTGTACCTTGCGAGCCCGTCAAAGTCTGCAATGCGCTAATTTGACCTTGCATTTCGGTAACGGTTTCAGTAGGAATAAGCCCAGCCACTGACGCTAGGGCGGCATCAGTAGCATTTGCGAGTGCGTTATAGTCAGTGACCAGATCGAATAGCGCTGTGCTTTCAAGTGTCGGTAGTGAATAATTAGTCGTAGCCATGTTTATTAATCCTCCTCGATATAGGCAAGTGCGCCGTACTTCTTTAAGTCGCCCCACGTATGAATAGTCTTGGGGGTTGACGGTGTATATATTGTATCATCAATCGGGTATGGCTTGCACCGTGCTAATACTTGCTCAAAGTTGCCGTATGCCACGAGCCCAAGCAATGCCGCTGAATAAATTGCAAGTTGGTATAGTGTCCAATCGTGCAAGGCGGTTGCCACTTGCGAATATGTCATCTCGCCATACTTAGTTTTAAAATCTTCATACGTTGCCGCGTAAGGTCGAGCAGCATTAAACAATTGTTTATTAATATAGGGTGCGTAGCGTTTATTACCATCAACAACAGGCGATACCCATTTACTGATACCCGCGTAAATGTTAGTAATACGCTCATCTAGTTCTTCGTAGTTTTCTGCTATCTGATTTTTAAGCACGTTATATAACGTGTCGGTATATTCCTTGGCCTGCTCAAGGTTATCAGCGAGCCCAGCATCAAGAATAGACTGTGAAACCGCTTCGTCATTAATCTTTAAAAGCGCTTGTAAAAGCCATTGTATCTGGTCTTCTAGGCGGATTGCATACTTCCAACTTGGTGGAAGTGGATACTGGAAACCCTGGTAAGCAAAATCAAAGTCACCGGGATAATTTAACATGCTCATGTAATTACCTCCTTTACTAATACACCTGTATAAAACACGGCTCTAAAATTCCAAAAACAATTTGCAGCGCATTATTCACGCCCGATAGCCACTCACTTAAAGCAGTAGACACCATGTTATTAATACCATAATGCGTTGATTCAGTAGTTGCATTATTGGTATTAGTGCCACTCGATTGTGTAACGTTGGTAGCGTAATTTTCACCGCCATTTTCGTACAATCGATTTTGCGGCGTGGTCGAAAATATCTGTTCGTTTTCGTTGCCTGAATTATTAACCGTACTAGATTTATCGCCCGTCATATAAGATAACCAGCTTTCGTCTTGCGCCGCTTTTTCGAGCGAGACAAACACGGGATTAATGGCAGACATGTTTTCCTCTAACGCACGATTTAAATAAAATATAAATTGCGTTGACGTTTGAGCGCTAATTTTTCTATATCGAAAATGATTGATAATTTTTTCGTTTAACCAATCGCGCTTGCTTTCGTCCCAGATCGGATAATCTTTCATACCCAGATCGCAACCATAAAGCCGCAACAGGCTGTCAACGTCGGGCGTATCGTAATAATTATCATAGCTTCCCGCAATTAACATTTATAACCACCCCTCATTTCCAGTTAGGGTCGGATAGCGATTGTCGCCAGGCTCTGCCATATGAGGCACCGCCCACGATACGCTAATAGGCTTTTTCAACTTAAACGTGCGATTAACTTCATCGCAAAATCTTTCACGGCACATTAAACGAGATCGGCGTAACAACATAATCTGCTCATTATTGCTCATGGCTTCCTTAGTCTGCACGCGCTCCCGTTTTTCAGTGTTCGAGTTATCAGCACCAAATATAGTCATAGCAAGATCAAGTATTTTCTTCTGATTATTGAAAATATCTTCCGCAATGTAGGGCGCTTGCGTTTGTAGCACTTCGGGGAGTGTTGTTCCTGGCGCATCGTTTACATATAATATCTGCTCATTGCGCTCAAGCTTGCTATATAATTCCTGATTTGACTTTAACGCCTGTTCACTCGTGCGTAACGTATACGGCGTACGCTGTGCACCTGTGTTTAAGTCTGCTATAGCATCATAGGTCGCAAGGCGGCGGGCGAAATATTTAATATGTGCGTTTAAGGGAGTACGGCGCATATTATCAAAGCCCACTACACAATCGCGTGGGCGGTAAGTAATATCTTGGCCTTCTCCCGCGATACCCCACGGTTGATTATGCCTAATCCATGTACGGCCTACGGGGCTTACTAACGTTACTTCGTTAGGATTGTAATAAAGATTATACGTATCTACGGGGGTGCATTGCGCAAACAGGTATCCGCCACTTTCCATAAACAGCCCACCCATTCCCCAGTTAAGAAAGATGAACTCTAATGCGCGGGGGTCGATGCCTGCGGGTAAGTTTTCCCATTTAAACGCGGCAAGTGCGATGTTTGACAAGTAATCTTCCCAGAACATAAAGGCCTGATTATCGTAGTATTCGTATTTGTTTGAATATTTTTCGCGGATCCAGTTTCGCCCTATTGCCATATCGGCGAGTGGAATAGGATAGTCTGTCGGGTACTCTCCCGGTTTAAGTTGTTTACTCATAAATTACACCCCCTAACGGGTCATTATCTGCAATATCTATATTACCAATTTTAGCCGCATCACTCCATACGGTAACGCCCTTTTCAAAGATACCGCGTAAGGTTTCCTTTGCTCCTTCATCGGCGCGCGAACAATTGATGTAAACCTCTTTACATTGCCAATAGGTAAAGTTTTCCATGCAGTTTAAATTTTCGGGAATTGCCATAAACTCATGTATGGCATATCCGTATCTAAGGAAATACTCGCCCACTACGTGCTGCATGTTGCTATTGATATTTTTAAAGCGAATAGCAATTTCAAAGATGCCGTTACAAAGATTAAAGCCGTCGCCGCCTTGCTGTCCTATAACACTCGGTTGTGACAAGGCCATATCTTGCACGGTTGCGTTGATTCCCGCAATAGTATTCTGATAATCTCCTTGGGCTGCCCATTGTGCAAGATCGGCGTTTTGAGTTGCAAATCCCGACTGTAGCGCCTGATTATTGTTAAATTGCTCATTGGCTGCCCAGTAATCAACTCCCGCACCAACGAGACCCATAACCGCGCCGCCTACATTGCCGCCCGTTAGATTGCCTACCGTGCCAAGGGCAGCGTTAGCAATACGGCTTGCGTTTTGCACGTCCATATTGGCCTGATTATTGGCTAATTGCTGTTGAGCTTGGCTATAGGTGAGTTGTGTTTGTGCATTAGATTTATTAAGCGTCCAACCCGCCCCGCTATATTGCCAGTTACGCGTGTTAACGGTCGTAGCCTGATAAAGTATGTAATTGTCGTTAACGATGCTAAACGTTGGTAAATTGTTAAACCACAAAGCATTATCAATATAGTTTTCTGGGCGGTAAGTACTCTCTCGCCTAGGCTTGCTGTCGTCCAACACAAAGTAATAATATTCTTCGTCTGGTGGCAAATTACCATCTACCCCAACATCACTACCATAATAAGGCACGTAAAACGCAAGGCGCATATATGGCGGAGCCGCGCAAGCTACTTGACGCAACGCTAGAGAATATTCGTTTGTGAGTTCAGGCTTTAATAACAGCGGGCTACCTGTGTAATTGGTAAGCTCAATTACCGAGTAAGGATAGCATAACAGCTTTTTTAGATTCCGATAACGTCTGCTTATAGATTGTCCTAATCGATTAGCAAGCGTTTGTCTATCAGTCCAAAAGTCCCCTTCGTCGGGCGTGGTACCTAAAAATCGCGCATTAACGCCGTTTAATTGTACGTCGGGTCCGTCAGTGAGAAATGCTTTAGGAAACAAAGTGACAGATAAAATAGTGCGGGCTACCCAGGGAGCCTCACGCAACCTCTCACACAAAATTTTATAATCATCTGGCCTTACCTCATACACGTTACACGATGAAATAATACCATCCGTGAATTGGCCGTCTGACGTTCTAAAAGAAGGATTAGTAACGGTGCCCCAGTCTGCCGCAAGATCGCCCGTTGATTGGATAATCAACGATAGGCCGTTTACATCTTCCGCGCCCTCTGATCGGTTTAGCGATAAATTAAGAACTTGAACATCAGTAATATTGTACTCATTTCCAATGTCCAATGATTCCGGCACCGAGCAATACCGCCGCCATGTATAAGGTGCATTACTGTTCGCAACGTTACAACTTGCCTGTATAGCAGCGTGACCGCGTACGACGAAAGCCTGACTAATGCGAAAATTAAATAAATACGTTTGAAATACATCCAACTGTAGGGTGATTGCAGTAGTAGACGGATTGACCATTGCAACACTTGTAATAAAGTAATAAAGCTTTGGCGGTGTTAGTTCACCTGGTACGGGTTGAGTAGGGTTTTCCACCACACAATAATTATAGGTGTAGGCCGCACTATACGGCAGCCCCAGCATAATAGGCTCATTAGGCTTTAGATATGAGTAATTATCTAGTGTTAGTGCATCACTATTTAATGACGCGAAATAATTATCCCTCGTTTCCTGGTCTGCAAAGGCGACTACGTCTTTATATGACGAATCCCATGTCACACGACAAAGCGTGACACGGGATTCTGCAGGCCAAGACGAGGGGGTAAATGCTGTATTCATTATTCCCCCTTAATCTTTAAGCTGGTGAATAGCCTACTTTGTGCAATTCAAGATTTGCAAGCTTTGTATTATTAGCTGCTGCATAGGCCGTAATGTTGAGTGTCTCATACGTGCTATTACGTGAAACGTGCAACACGTTTTGAGCGTCTACATACGTGCCGGTATCAGGGCTAATAACGTTAGGAGTAGGTGCACTGGTGTCAGTTGGTGCGGTCGCGCTTAAATCAGTAATTAAGTAAAATACCGCTTCGTCTGTTGAGGTGTCACTGTACGTTACTTTAGGAGTAAGTTCAATCTCTGCACCTGCTTCAAGAACCGCATTATTGGCTACCGTTTGGGTAAGGGCAAGACTTACACTGGTAACAGTCTTAGCGGTAACACTGCCTAAGTTATCCGCTTCGGTCGAGGAGAACAACAACATGTTACGCATATCAGAGAGTGCATAAGTACCCCAGTGGTGCAAGTAGCTAATCCAGTCACGCGTGCGCGGATTATAAATAGTGTCGTTTGCTACAAGATTATCAGCGCAAAGATACGCGCTTGCATCAATAAGTACTGCTTGTGCCCCTGGAATATCAAAGTCATCTACTACAATGGTTCGGTCAGCGATGAAATTAGCGCGATCCATATGGAATGCGGCGGCTAATACCTCGACGTCAAAGTTGGCGAAGAAACCAGGGGTGCCAAGGATTACCAGTTCGTCGCTTGAGACAGGCATATGCTTTGGATTGTATTGTGTCTTGACGAAGTCACGCATCATTAAGTAATGCTCACGCATCGCAACCGCAATTTCTTTCCCTGCTGCTTCTTTGTCATCAGCTGTTGCAATGTCGGGAACTTGTACCGTTGGCATAGTCCAAGCGTCATGTGCTCCCTTGATCAGATTACGCATAATCAAGTATTCGTCCCATTGGTCAGACTTTAACGGTGTCGCCAGAATATCGTTGATCATGGATGAAAGGCCGCTGTCGTTCACGAAAGCCTGGCGCAACTGATCGCGATTGTAGCGCATTGGGTAAACGTCTTGGCGGTTCATGGTGTAGTAATTTACCTCAATATCGGGCTTAGGCGCTCCAAATGGGTTGGTATTATTTGGGTCATAATGTTCTGCCTGAATAAGCCCGCTCTGAATTTCCTGTATCATACCGCCGAACTGCTGCTCTCCCCTCTTTAGTGGTGCGAGCGAGTTACGAAATGAATTAGTTTGAAATACCGTAAGGCCGATACGATTTACGAGCAAGTCGCAAAACTCGTTCATGATGGGACTATAGGCATCCAACGTCTCGAAAATACGTGCAATATTGCCACGTGTGGCAGCTGGAATTCGTTCCTGATAACTCGCCGACGCTTCACTTCGTACCAGGTTAAGCACTTCGGCGTTGCTTAGTGTTAGGGTTGCTGGCATTTAATCCTCCTTAAATAGATTTTCTTTAACTTTATCCTCGATAGTCATTTCCTCTTCTTCGGGTTCATCGTCGGTTTCTTCGGCTTTACCCGTTTCAGCCATGATTAATTCATAATTCTTGGCTTTCAAGTCGGTATTCTCACGACGCAACTCTTCAATTTCTTGGTTTCGCTGTTCAATTAGAGCAACCTGACCATCATTGTATGACGTAAAGGCATCATTAATGTTTGATAGATACGCGGGATAATCTTCAATTTCATCAGTAATACCCGCTAGCAGCTCGAAAATATCCACCGTTTTACCTCCTAAAAATAAAGGGCTATCGGTAAGTATTATATACCAATAGCCCATATATTAACAGATAGACCATACCGTCATAGTGTCGAGCCAGGGACAAGGGACTATATCACCAATAGCCGCAAGGCTTTGTCGATTGATGATACTTACAAACTACTAATAAGCGGCGGCGCTATCTGTATAGATAATCTTACTTTAAAATAATCATTCATTCAAGCGTCAGCAGTGAGCATTTAACCACCGCTGCCATGCGCTCGCGGTGACATATCCAAGAATGCCATCGACTGGAACACCGAGGAAACGTTGCATCGCTTTAATAGTGTCTGGGCCCATAAACCCGTCATCTTTTACGCCGAATATTCGTTGCATCGCAGCAACAAGATTAGACCCATTCCCACCATTATAATTAATAGCTCGTGAATCAATACGTGGAAAATAGCGTTTGAGACTAGGGTCTTGGTTTGACATAACGCCATCAACAGGTGTTCCTAAATATCGCTGTGCTTTCTTATTGGTATTTACACCAATCCAACCATCAACGGGAACATCGCCGCTACTGTCAGAAGTAGTAGCAGAGGTGCTAGAACCAGTATTAGCAATTTCGTCAAACGGGAAATTGACACCTGGACAGTCAGTAGAGCAAACATCTTTGTGCTTTTGTACTTTAGAAATACCGTATTTGTTTTTAAGATATGAAACCAATTCAGCGCCCGCCTTGCGTTGCACCTCACCCATGGTTTCACTCATAAAGTCGCCCTCGAAACATACGCCTAATGAATCAGAATTAGAACCTGATGCATGAGCTCCCACTTTGTTTTCTGGTCGCAGGCGGTATATGTTTCCGTCCTTACGCACTAAAAAGTGATAGCCCGCACCTGACCAGCCATTATTTAAATGCCATTGATGGATTTGTTCAGCGGTGCAAGACTTAGCGGCTGCGTGATGCAGGATGATACGAGTAGTGCGGTTTCGGTTAGACATCGATTTAAACGAAAGATTTGTTTCGATAATGTTTACTGTCATTATTCCTCCTTGCTAGATTCTTCATTTTCGCCGAATAACGATAAAAATTTACTCGTCTTTAATTCAGGGTTTATTTCGCCTAAGTTTTCTAAAATGCTAACTATTTCGGTGCACGAAATATACACCCCAACGCCCATATAAACCGCGCCGAATACATCAGGCAAGCCCAATATAGGCATAGACCATTCGCACAGCCACCCCAGTATCAAAGCGAGAATAAAACTAAGCTTGTGCATCAGCCCTTCTCGCATCTTGGTACTAGATAATTCAGACTTGATAGCAGCTTTAATAATTCCCGTCATGAAGTCGAGAATTATAAATAGCATAACTACCAAGGCCACATATATTTCGATTTGCATATTACCTCCTAATAGTAAACGGCCTTTCTTCAAGTATAACCCCGCCCTTTACCAGCTTAGGCACCAGTTTATAACATTCTTTTGATAAATATTTTTTATCGATACTATTAATATCTTTTATGAGTTTAAGGTCATTAGTAAACCCGATTTTGAAATCATCAAAACTCATTACTTTCTTTAATCCTTGCGGCATACCCGCGCATGTATAGCTGTATTCACCGTTTTCTAATTGCACGGCATACGTTTTCGGTCTGATGAATCGGCACTTTTTAAATCGGTACTCACAATCAAAATAGCCTAATCTTTTAGGGTCAGTCTCTAACCATACGGGTACATCGCCAAATGCTTTGATGCTATCCGTATCACTATAGATATAGTTATCACCAAACTTTACCGCTGTTCTAATGAGGTAGTCTCGTGCATAAGCAGTTACAAATGATGCAATAGGGATATAAACAGGATCGCGTTCATCCCCTTCTACCAGTTCATAATGAACAATATCATCGTCCCTTAATACGGGTATCTTCTTACTTCCCTCTATCTTTTGACCAAATTTTCCGTAAAGCGAATTATTGCGAAGTTTAGCCTGAAAACGCTCACCGGGATTGGTTGCGTGCGTCTTATTGTAATTATTAATGTCTATGTAATCATCAAATAGACCGTATTGGCTATTAAACTTATAGGCTCCTAAAAAATCAATTATGTTTAAATCGTACATATCGCGCATTAATTGCAAGTCTACACTTGTAAACCATCCTATAAGCGGCTCTTTAATTTCGCGCTGGTATTCGCGAGGATTAAAGATCGGATTATCTTTAATCTGTATACACGGCAAGCCCCCAGGCTTTAACGTTGCAGTATATTCAATACATGCAATATAAAGCCCATCTAATTCTTTTTCATTCATGATAAATTCGGGAACGCCGTAGGGGTAAGACTTATAGCGCATCTGGTAGGGGTACATACTATTAACATCTAAAGACACACCGTCTTTAATGTAAGTCTTGTTTTGGTGCATTGGGTTTACGTACACGTAACCTCCCTTATAAGATTTTCTAATATCGTGATCGGCGCGCTTTGGAAGTCTAGGAAATAGTTTATCGAATTTTTTACTTTCTACTAAGTCTTTATAAGCTGCTAAACAATCGGCAGAAGTTGTTAACTTCGTACCCATTTTTAACCGCTGTTCCAAAACTTGAGCCAATATGCATACATCGCGCCGTAAGTAGTCCAATTCTTGAGCCGTCAACTCGTGACCCGATGGCCTATAAGTGCTGTAGTTTATCTCGCCTTTTGTCATATCAAGATGGTACGTATTAGCGGCGGCGGCTAAGCTCATAGTTACTTTTTTAAAACTATCGGCAAAAACTACTTCCTTATCCATAGCACGAAATGTAATCGAATAGAACCGCCCCATATCATCGATAACGGTTGTTAATTGCTTGTTATCGTTTATCTGTTCAACATGCTTAAAATCGTGCCTTAGCAGATAATCTATTATAAATTTTCCGTCAAAAGCCAAGTTGTGAAACCATATGCGCGCTTTGTTAAGATTTAAAATAGTGTCTATAAAGCTCTCTATTGATATTCCATAAGTAAAACTATCGTTATTACCTACCGAACAAAGCCCCCACGCCCAAACAGGGTTTTTGGCAACCCCCTCCGCCGTTGTGTTTGTTTCAAAATCGGCTGCATACTCTGCATAATCCATAGCGCTATATATTCTTTACAACATTTAACATTTTCCATATTATGTCGTAATTGCTTCCTTTAGTATCTTCACTAAATCCGACGCGCCCCTCGTCATAGTCTCTTTGATAGCGATAAACGGAAGTTAACGCGTCAAATTCTGTGTAGTGATACAAGTAATATATTTGGTCGTCGCTTAAGTTATCGAGTATGTTTGCTAGCTCTTCTGTTAAATAACCCTCGTCACTTAAACGGTTAGAAATTGTGTTGATGTATCCTCTATTTTGTCTTGTCAAAGCTTCGTCAGTTTTGGGCGCGTTTTTAGCGGCGCGAGTGTACCCCTTTATAGCGTTTTCTAGTTGTTCAAGTGATTTAAAAGGAGTATTGCGCGGCTCTACTTGTGCCACTAAATTTTCTGTGCCACCGCGCCCAAAGTCCTCACGGCTTATTTTTTCGGGTAAATTCTTCGTTATTGATTCAATGGCCTCTATCACCTCATCAGACTTGTTTAGTTCTACGTTCTCACGTATTTTTTCGAGCCTTGCGCGGCGCTCTGCCCTGATTATGTTTCGTTCGGCTTCGACGATTCGATACTCAAACACTTTTTCGTATGGTAAGGCGATATTACTATTACGTTGCAATACGTAATTAAGTGATTTTCCCTGTGTCTCGATTCGATTTTCGCGTGAATTAAACTCTCGCAACTGACGAGCATAGGCGTTTTGTTCTCTAACGCTCATACTTTGCACTTCATCCCACGATTTAACGGGCACTGCCATTTGATTAATTTGTGCGTTAGTAATGCCCTTCTTACGCAAGCGGTAAAGCTTGTTTCGCGCGTTCTTTTGCAAACGAGATAATTCTTTCTTACTAATAGCCATATCGCCCGCCTAACCGATAAAATAAGCCCCTCCCCATTACGGGGTAGGGGCTACCAATAACCAAAATTTATAGAAGCAATTACATATCCAAATAACGATAGGTTCGGCCGTTACGAGTAGATCGAGTTTTCGTGACCACTTTAATAGGATGAGCCCAACTCTTAGGCATGCCGTAAGAATTAATAAGTGCCTTTACTGATTCATAAACACCAAGCGACGCGGAAAAATAACACTCTCCTTCTTGATCGATAAGGATAACGGCGGGATTGTCTGTTTTCTCTGTTTCATCGTCACCGCCGATTAAAGATGACGTAGTAAACGCAATGTCTACGAGATCAATATAGGTGCCCTCCATATCAGAAAGTGGGCCGGCGGTGTTTTGTGCCTTAAATAATCGGCGTTTATCCTCGTCAGTTTCAACGTCGAAAGACGTTACAATTCCGTAAGCGTTTACACCAGTTTTAATTGCTTCGTCAAATGAGAGTGTTTCATTATTCTCGCGAACGAGTGCTAAAGATTCAGCCATTGTTAATTCTCCTTTACGGTAGCATGTTTAATAAAATTGTCCTCGGTCATTTCAAATACTTTGTCAGTCTTGATAATGCCTTTAAGAGTTGCAAAATCGTTTTCCGTTTCACTACGTACCATTTTCAACAGTCGCATATCTGAAATAGGCTTACCAACATAAGTGTAAATGCCTAAGTCTTGCTCGCCGTCTGTAATGGTCGCTTTAACCTCTACAAACTTTTTACGAATCATTTCGTTTCACCCCCTGACCCTGTGTCTTTATTAATAAAGCGCCTAGCCGCTTTACAACACTCTTTATATAGGCTGTCACTGTCAAAGGCTATAATTCTCTGTTTACTCTCAACCTTACGGCCTAGCCTATCTCTATATCTCATTACGAGTATAAGCTTTATTTCACAGTATAAATAATCATATGTGCTTATAAGTTCAATAAATTCCAATGATGGAAACGTTAAAGCCAGTGCTTTGTTGACTTCGTTTATATTCACCATAAAAACCAACTCGCAATAGGTAGCGTAAAGAATAACACAAGCGAGATAGCTATAAGCGCTTTGTCTAGGCTGTGCATTTTTAGAACTCCTCAATATAAAATTCATCTGTAAATGATTCTCGTTTATCGTGGTAATACATATTAAAGATGCGGTCATACTCTGGCATTGGAATAGTTACTATATCGTGATTATTAAGTTCACACCAGTTCATAATATGCTCCGCGCAAGCTTTAGAAGTTTCACCGTTGTTTAACTCTTTGTTAAGATTTTCAGCGTAAGTCTCTACACTGGCGATATAATCATCAAGGACAAAATCAACATACCTCATATTTCCCTTCCCTTAACTGACACTTTCATTATAGCCGATATTAGCTATAATTAATAGTGCTTTATTTATTGCCTGTTTTTATGGGAGTATTTTTGTTATGAATAATTGGTTTGTTTGGGTGTGGTTTGTTTTGTGTTGCGTTTGTTGGTGCGTTATTGCGTGGTATGTGTTTAGTAGTTTAGTGAGTGGGTGAGATTGGGTGTGGTTGGTTGGGCTTCGTTTGGTGTGGTTGTGTTTGGTGTGGTTGTTTTGGGTTGGGTTTGGGTTGATTGTTGAACGTTGTTCAGTGTGGGCAAAATTTTTTGGTTGGTTTTGGTGTGATTGTTGAACGTTGTTCAGTGTGGGCAAAATTTTTTTGGTTGGTTTTGGTGTGGCGTGTTTGGGTGGGTTGACGTAGGTCTGATTTTGTGGTAGTATTATTGGTGTAAGAAAGGAGGGTTAGAAAATGGTTGGTTGTTTTGGGTTAGGTTTTGGTGATGTAATTTCGTTGGGGTATTTTCGTT